GCAAAACGAAACTGATGCATGGAACTGTAATTTATGCGGTTCTGATTTGCCGTTTTATATTCCGTATGTTGAAGGCGATATTATACCATTTCAAACACAAGTTACTGATAATTATAATCAGCCTAATAGCGTTTTGGTAGCAGGATTTCAAACAAGTACAAGTACATCGCATTATGTTGTAGTTAGTTTATATGATTGTTGCGGTAACTTAGTATCAGAATTTATTGATGATTTTTCAGATAGTTATCATGTAGGGCAAAGCCTTTCAACGGGTAGCATTCAAACGTGGTTTGTTAATACAGGTTTGTTCCCTGCTGATTTAGATTGTTTTAGATTGTACATTGATTACTACAAAATAAATCAGATAACTTTAGAACCTGAAATATATAAAAGGCTTTATACAGAATACTATAAAAAGGTCGAAGGCTGCGGCAACTTAAACGATACTGCACTAATTTATAGTACTTATGCAAATTACGATTGTAACGGTAATTTTTACGGAACTTTAACTAACTATTTAGGTTCTAATAATACACCGTTTTATAATTCGCTTCGTATCTTTGGTACTGTTGAGTTCTTTGGCGATACTGAAGCGATAACAGAAAATGATAGAAATGTAGTTATTAGTAAAGATATAACAGAAAATTACGGCATTATTTCGGGCGCTGTGCCACCGTTTTACATTAAGTTACTACAACAAGCTGTGAGAGGCAATTACGTAACTGTTGATGGTGTGCAGTATCAAAACTTTAGATATGATTCTAAACCTGAAGATAACCGTATGTTTTTGTTAGATTTGTCATTTGACAAAAAATGTCGATTAGATAACAAACAATGTAGATGAGGTCGTAATTCATTTACAAATATTTAAAAACAAAAAACATGAATATTTCTTTTATAAATGGGTTTTTGGGCGCGTTCGGTGTTTGCCCGCCTTGCATAGACGAGGATAATGCCCCTAACTACTTATGCGACCCTTGCGATTCAACTGTTTATTCAGGTGGTATTGCTGGTTGGTTTGCAAAAAAATGTAACTACGAATTTGCCGATATTACAGATTCAACTGAATGGGAAACTGCAATAGCTGATAAAAACGTTTTTGGCCGCGTTAACGGTTCACGTATTAGCGGTGGTTTGCCTGCACCTGAATTTACTACTAAAAAGCGTGGTAGCTGCGGTCAAGAGGAGGTAGTAAAACAGTCGCGTGTTGTATCACTAACTGATGCAGAAAATGACCTTACATTTACGATTGATGCACTTTATAATTTCCTATCAAATCCTGCTAAAGCTGCTGGTTATGAATTTGGTTTTGTAACTTGCGATGGTCGTTTTTTAGGTTGGTATTCAAACGTAACTGTTAGACCGTTCTATCAGATTGCAGAAACTGACGAAGATGATGCATACTGGACCGTTGAATTTAGATACAATGAACAGTTAGGTACATTTAGCCAATTATCTTTAGACTTCTTGCTGACATTGCCTTATAACGTTTGTTGGGTTACTTCAATTGTTGTAACAGGTACTGGTAACGTTACTACTGTTGGCGATGGTCTTACATTGCAAATGCTTGCAGCTATTCTGCCATTAAACGCTACTGATGCTACTGTTACATGGTCAGTTGTTAACGGCACAGGTACGGCAACTATTAGCAGTGGTGGTTTGCTTACTGCTACTGCACCGGGTACTGTTACTGTAATTGCTACAGCTAATGATGCTTCGGGCGTAACTGGTTCACTTGTAATTACAATTACACCATAGTATTTATAAGGGCGGTTATATAATGTAGCCGCCCTATTTAAAATCAAATAGAATGAACATAGAACAGTTTTACGAATTTTTAAATACTGTAAATGCTACAATACTAAATCCGCCTGTACACCCATTCAAAGCGGATTGGAAGCGTATTTATGAAAGCATTAAGCCTCACTTTTACGGTGAAGTGCCGCCCGCGTTAGATAAAGCATTTCCAAATGAAGATGAACAGATATTAAACTATCGTAAAAATACATATCAGCCTAAAACAGAATCGCCATTGGTTAAGGCAATAACCGAACTGCATAGGCTTCTAAGTTCTGCAAAGCATTCTGTAAGGTTTGAAAATATGGACATGCAGCAATTCGCAGAAAATGAAAAGTTTGGCGAAAATACTTTGCAGTCTTTTGTATTTTCTGTTTTTATTCCAAACCGCGTACTTGATCCGAACGCCGTTTTACTTATCGAACCTAAAGGTGAAGGTATTGAAACCGATAACGTGCGCGTTAATGTAGATATGAAAGTAATACAGTCTGATAGGATTATTTTTAATGACCCTGAATACAGACTTCTAATATATAAAGGCATATCAAAAAATAAATATGCTACCTTAGGTATTGAAAACCCGCTATACTATCACATTGTAACAGATATGTTTTACGCACAGGCCCGCGCCTATGGTGATAAAACAATGTTTGAGGTTATTTATGAACACAATAGCGGTATTATGCCGTGGGTTACGCTTGGCGGTCGCGTTGTACCTAAATATGATTCTTATGGCAATACGTTTAAGGTTTACAAATCTGATTTTAGCCCTGCAATACCGTATCTTAATGATGCTGCTATTTTTGACAATCAGCACAAATCGGTTATGCTTGCGACATGCTTTCCTATTAAATTTGTTGAAGGGGTTGATTGTAACAGCTGTAATGGTGTGGGCCGCGTTCCAGACCCAAATAACTACGATAATAGCATAACTTGTAAAACTTGTCACGGGCACGGCAAAGTGCTAAGTATAACGCCATTGGCAGCGTATAACTTAAATCCTACTACATCTAAGTTTGGCGATAATGATAAGCAGCAAGTTGAACCGATACGTTATTATAGCCCTGATGTTAGCACTATTCAAGAAACTAACAAGGTAGCTTCTGAAGCATTAGGCAAAGCTGAACAAGTGTTAAACATTAACCGCAGTTTAAAAGCTGCACAGTCAGGCGTAGCTAAAGAATTAGACCGCGAACCAGAATACATAGAAGTAGGTAAAATTAGCGATGATGTTTACGCGCGTTATAAGGATGTTTTGCGTATTATTCAGGCCATTGTGTTTATGGATACTGAAAGTGCGATAATGGTAAACCCGCCTATCAGTTTTGACCTTAAAACCGAAACTGAACTAATGGCAGAATTTGCACTATCGCAAAAAGGTTTGCCAACTGCTATTAGATACGAATCATATATAAGCTATGTTGATCGCCGTTATAATTCTGATGCAATAGCGCGCCAAATAGCTACCATTTGCGCTATGTATAACAGCGCTTATCTTTATACAGTTGATGAACGTGTAAATTTGTTAGCATCTGGCCAAATAACAGAAAAGGATGCAATAAGCGCGCAGTTTGTCTTTGATGCTGTTACAGAATTGTATTACGATGAAGGCTTTGATATTATGAATAATGATTACACAGCTATTAAAAATGCTATTGATGCAAAGTTAGCACCGCGTTTTGATGCTGTTGCAAGTAATGTAATACCTGAAGTTAATATGGATGAATTTAATAATTCAGATAACTCAGATAATGACGAAGATAATAACTAATGGACTTTAATAAACCCGAAAGAATTAACGACAAAGCACTTGAAATTTTACAAAAGCGGTTTAATAAAGTTGAACCTAAATTTGTAAAACAGGTTGTAGATTGGATAAATAAGTTTAGAACTACATCGGGCAATTTAGTAAGGTCTAAAGAAAACATAGCGCGTTTAAGTTCGTTTAAAACTGCTATAAATAGGTTCTTAGAAAAGGCTGGATATAATGTAATGGTATCGGCTTTTTTAGAAAACTTTGACGAAATTGGCGCCAATACACAACTTGCACAACAAGAATTAAACGGCATTGATATAACAAAAAGTTTTTTGAATCCATTTAAGCGCTATGCTGTTAATAATGTAATAGCTGCAATGCAAGGTCAAGGATTAAATGTAAATCTAATAAACCCGCTTAAAAATGAATTGTTAATTGCAGTAAATCAGGGTAGCAGTTTAACAGATGTTGTAACTTCAATTGCAGGACAATTAACAACAACTGAAGCGCGGCAAGGCGTTTTAAAAAGAATTAGTTTGCAGGCCTCACGCGATGCGTTATTACAATATGATGGTGTAGTTAATGAAGCGGTGCGAAAGTCTTATAAGATGGATGCTTTGCTATACGTTGGTTCTATTGTTAAGGATAGCCGCGCACAATGTGAACGATGGGTACAAGAAACAAAAAACGGCAAATTAGGTTTGATATTATTTGAAGATTTGCAAAGCGAAATTGATTGGGCTGATAATAACGGTACAGGCATGATACCCGATACAACGCCTGAAAACTTTTGTCAGAATCGCGGCGGTTTTAATTGTAGGCATATCGCTTACCCAGTACGATCGCAAAACTATATTAAAAAATAACACATGAAAAACTTTCAAAAAATACTTAAAGACCGCGGTTATTATAGCGGTGCAATTGATGGCATAGTTGGGCCATTGACACTTACAGGTGCAAAGCAATGGATTGATGCGGAAATGAATATAAGAGGATGGGTAAAGCCTGTAAATGATTTAGTTTGGATTCGCACCGACCAATCATTTGATAATAAGTTTGCAGATTACTGCATCAGGTTTAATAACCGCATCGCCGACATGATTTTACCATGTAGCACTACACCCGGCGATTTCATAGTATTTAATCCGCTTACGGTTGGCGGCATTACAGGTAGCGCGGTTGCATGTGAGCAGCAAGTGATAGCATCGCATAAGTTTGTTACTGCACGTGATTGGAAGCACCTTTGGTTGAATGCTCCGTATTTTTTTCAAGCGGGTGCAATAGAAATTTTCCGCGATAATACACGTGACCGCAAATTAGATAAGGCAGTTAAAACTAAAGGTTGGTACGGCATCAACTTTCATCGTGGCGGCATCGGTCATGCTGTTGATAGTTGGTCAGCTGGTTGTTTAGTTGTTCCTGATGCGCGATGGTTCGAAGCTATCAAAATATTTCAGCCTAACCAACTTATTAACTTTACACTAATAGAATTATAGCATGTTAGTAATAAAAGCAAAGCATAAAACAAACGGTACTGAATACCAATTTACCCCCGCGCAATGGTATACCGAACAGCAAACAGGTAATTATAACTATCTCGGTACTATTCACGTATCAGAACCAGCGCAACCAATACAAAGAACAGTAACCCCTAAACGCGGCTGCGGCTGCGCAAATAAACGTAGATAATATGCCAAGATTTCACAAATTTGTTATTCAGCTTGAATACAATGAAGAACCGCTAACACTTGATGAACTCCAAAAAGATTTTGATGAAGCTGTTAAAATTGAAGACTACAAAGCAGCGGCAAAAATAAAAAAACAAATAGATGAACATCTAAACACAAATAAAGAAACTGAATTTGTTCTTGAACTTGAAGACTATTGTTATATTGATCTTGATGAAGTAGCAACATTCTATAAATCTGAATGGGATGATGGCGAAAAATTTACTAAGGTTATTTTAAAAAGCGGTTTTGAATTGCCGCTAAGTATATCATTCGAAGATTTTACTAAATTTTTTTTTAACATAAACACAC